ATTTCATCTAAACCTGTATTCATACTAGCTGTAGCTTCATATAAAGCAGTGTCTTTATCTGCGAAAGTAAAATAATGCATTTATTAATCTCCGATTGTCAAGTTATCACCAAGAACTCTACCTTGTATATCAGAATTTGGATATTTAACTTCAAAAATACTTGGGTCTAATGCTGTATATAATACACCATCAATTAAACTTTTTTCTACGTTATAAAAATTACCAGAATACCCATCAGCAACGCTATATTTGTTTTCTATTAATATTGGTAATTTTTCACCGTCTTGTCCGGTGGGTGGTACAATACTAGCTACACCATCAACTAAAGACAACTCATAAACAATATCTGAAAGAATAATTGGTTGTCCTATTTGCCATCTATCTATATTAAAGAATTCTTTAACTTTACTTACACATCTTAAAAGAACATCATTTTTATTAAATCCAACTTTTGTTAAGATAGAAAACTTAACACCAATATTAATAACATATGCATCTTTAATATTGACAGCATCAGTTACTAATCTAAATTGTGATAAATATGTTTTTAGATTTTCTTTTACTACATTAGATATTTGTGTAAGTTTTTTATTTGAATCAAAACCAAGAGTATACATATCTAATGCTAAAGGATTAACAACTGCTTCTTGATTAACATTTAATTGTTCGTCTTGTACCAAATGAACTTTAGCAATATTACCATATCGTTGTGGTAAAGAATATGCTCTTACAATATAATCCTCTTTAGTAACTGCTCTACTTTGTGCTTGGTAATATGCCAACGCACTTTCACGAACTTCTCTAATAGACTGACCTGAGCTACCACCAGTTGCTGGACTCGGATTTGTGAATCTTACTGAATCTTTTGATTCTTGTACTAAGGTTGATGATAAGGTAGCATCTTGTATTTGAAATCCAATACTACTTCTACTTGTAATATCACCTGAAGCTACATTGTCATCAACACCACCGCCGTGAGAATATTCTATAGTTAGTGTTGTGTTAGATGGAGCTTGACCAAAAGCTTTTGTCTTTAAGAAGTTACTTGGGTCAAATGCTTGACCTAACTTACTTGGACTACCAGGTAAATTGGAACCAACCATATCTGGATTTGGAATAACTTCTTCGTCAGGATTATCACTGGTACCTGCACCAAATCTCAAAACAGTTTCATCATCTTGATTTATATAAGTTGTAAATCTACGAGCTGTTTTTTTAAGTTTTAAAATATAAGGTGATACTTCACGACTAATAACTGAAGTTGGGTCATTGTCTACATTGTTTTCTATGTCTTCAAATATTGTATCTCTAGCTAATGAATCAACTTCATACCAACTATTACCATCACTATCAGTACAAGATAAAATTTCTATTACATCTGAATTAGCTAATTTAATTTGAGAATATTTTTCTACAGTACCGAATGTGAACCTTTCTGTAGTGATTGTACCACTTTCTGCTTTTACTTTTTTCTTCAATAAAAACTTCGTAACTGTACCACTATCTGTTTCAAAAATCTCAACTTCTCTTGGGTCATAAGAACTAGAAAACTTAAAGTTAACATCTTCTAATGTTCTGAATGTTGCACCTGTACTACCAGCTGTAATTTCTGTATCTGCTGTAACGTTTAATGCATATCTAAAATCTGGTTTGTCATTCAAAGCTGGGACAGTCTGAAACACATCAAGTATTACTGTCGCTGGTGTTGTTGTTTTGGGTTTGTATCCAAATGACTGAGCTATGTTATACACATTTCTTTTTTCTTCTGCGTAAGCTAAAAGTGATTCTCTAAATTGTGAATCTATATAATAAGAAAGTACATCACCGACATATGCTGCCATTTCAATAAACATCATACCAGGTGATGACTCGTTAAAGTCATTGTATGTGTTTGGAAAGTATTGTTTTGCAAACTCAATAAGATTATCTCTGAAATCACTAAAATCTTTGTTGAGATAATTAACTTGTTTTACAACATTCTTTTGTGTACTTGTTCTAGCCATTTTTTATCCTTAGTAAATTGTATCAGCTACATAACCAGCATCTAATGTTATTTGATTTATAGTTTCTGGATTTAATGTTGTAGTATATTTGACCTGTACGAAAACTTTGTTTTTGTCACCTTCTTCTGTAAGAGTGTCTACTTGTACTACATTAACGTAAGGTAACCATTGACTTATACTTCTTCTGACTTCTTCTTCAATTTTAACCGGTAACTCATCATCTACTTGTTCAAACAACAACTCTCGTAATCTACATCCAAACTCTGGTTGATTTACTCTCTCACCAGGATATGTAAGAATCAGATTTCTAATATTGTGTTGAGCTTGTTGAAGGGATGTTTTAGTCATCTGGAAATCTTGATTATTTCCAGCTCTCAACGGAAAAGATAATCCAATATAAGTGTTAGGATTTAAATCTGTTTCAGTAGCTGACATTACTTACCTTTCTTGTCCATTGTTTTCATTAAGTCACTATAGTCACGAGTTAGTGCATTTGTAACGTGTTCTGGAACATCGTTAACTGATTTACCTGCTTTTCTCAAAGTATCAGCCGCTACCATATCTCTTTGTACTTCTTCTGGTTTACCATAACCTAATAATTCAGTCATTCTGTTTGTATCGAATGCTCCTCCACCTAGAGTTGGATATGCTTCTGTTTGAGATTGAGATTTACTTAAACCAACTGTTTCATTTAGAACTTTATTAAGATTTTCATTCTTTGTGTACTTTACTTGTTCTTTTGGTTTTTCTACTATTGACTTCATTTCAATAGTTGGTTCTTCAGATACTTGTTCTTTTATAAATATCTTTTTAACCTCTTTTTGCACTTCTCGTTTTACAACTTCTTGTATTATTTTTACAAGTTCTTTTTTAGTCATTATTCACTCCTATTGTATTTTAACTTTTGTACTTAAAATATTTTTTAGTTTAGTTCTTAAATTTGTAAACTGTACTACATTAACGGCTGGTGTTGTAGGTGAACCTGGAGCAACACCAATAAAAGTTGTATTTTCTAAAGCGGATATTAAGTCTTCAAATAAATCTAATAAATCATCACCTTTTACAACTGGTTGTAAATTGTTCTCTACAGCAGTACCTAATCTAATATCACTTCCTTTAATAAATATTCCGTCACTTTTTATTAGTACTTTTTTTCCTTCTATTTGTTGGTCGTCAAATCTTTTACCTCGTAATCCATTTGAGGTTAAGTATATAGAACTATCATCAGTATCTATATTTTCTGACACGATGCTATCATTACCTCTGTCTATATTATTTCGTATTAGTATTGAAGGTTTGTTATCGTGTCCATCAAAATGTATTGACTGACCAAATCTACCTTGATATAAAATACAACCTTCACCGATTTCTAATTGTTTAGCATCTCTTCGTTCAAATGTTTCACCATACTTCGTATTCTTTTCATACGTACCCGAAGCTCCTGGTATAGAATTTTCATTAACAGAACCTTTACGATTTATAATACTTGTGTAAAAATGTTGACCATTGTATTCAACAACAACCACGTGTTCTCCAACAACTGGTACTTGTAATATATTTGGCATAAGAGGTTTAACAACACCACCTAAAATCTCTTGGTCTGGATTATTTATAAAAGAACCACGTACAGCTCCTCTTAAACCAGATTCATTAAGTATAACTTCTGTTACTTCAAAGGATTCTGATTCGTGATAATCGTATTGAGAAGCATTAATAATCTGCTTGACCATTGAACTTATTTTAGAATAAGTTGGTACACCAGTCGGTAAAGATGTAGTTATATCTACACTACGACGCTTTCTCCAAGCCATTTAATTCTCCAATGAGATTGATTTTGATTCTATTTTGTTTTGAATTTTATCGTTTTCTACTTGTATGTCTTTAACAGCATCTTCAAGATTATTCATTAACTGATTCTTTTCTTCTTCAGATAAACCAAATTCATCTTCTGCAGAAGCTCTACTTTCAGCTGAAATAAGACGTTGTACGATACCAGCCATCTTAACAAGTTGGTCATCGTTCTTGACATTGATTTCAAGATACTCTTTTATCATAGGGACTAATTGTACGGCAGTATCACCATCTTTAATAAACCCTACAAGTTCTTTTGTTAATATGTCTAGTTGTTTTTTGTTATATTCTGTGTTGTCGTAAATATCTTTGAAAAGAGAAGAAAGTGACTTACCATCAAAGATTTCATAATCAATAGCGATATACACCTAAATGTTATTAGTCAATAATAAATATGTACTACTTGAAAAATAGTAATATATAAATATATATAGAGTAAAATAATTTATTTACATTATAGTTATTTATAGAGGTTACTCGGTTACCAAAAATTACTGAGTGACCTTTTTTTCTAACTAGCGGGAGAAAACCATGAAGGAAATCGTAACAATGGTTAAAGGATATGTAGATGACTTAGCTCACCTACTTATGTCCTTTGT